TTTCTAAAAACAGAAAAAGCACAACTATTGATAGAGTAATGTCAAGACTAAATAATTAATAACAACTAAAACTAAATAAAATGAGTGTATCATTAACAACAACTTATGCTGGAGAATTTAGTGGCAAGTATATCGCTGCTGCTTTACTATCTGCTGACACTTTGGACAAGGGTTTAATTACTGTAATGCCAAATGTAAAATTCAAATCTGTAATTCAGAAGGCTTCAACTGATGACATCGTAAAAGATGCAACTTGTGACTTCCAAACTGGACAAGGAACATTAACTTTAACAGAAGCTATCCTTGAGCCTAAAGAATTTCAAGTAAACCTTGACATCTGTAGAAAAACATTACATTCTTCGTGGGAAGCCGAGCAAATGGGGTACAGTGCTTTTGATAACTTAGCTCCAAACTTTGCTGATTTCGTACTTGCTCACGTTGCTGCAAAAGTGGCTGACCGAACAGAAAAAAGTATCTGGTCTGGAGATGGCGGAGATAGTGGGCAATTTGACGGTTTCTCAATTAAGTTAGATACAGATGCTAACCTACCAGCTGGGCAAGATTTATCAGGTGCTGCAATTACAGCTGCAAATGTAGTGGCTGAACTAGGTGCTGTAGTAGATGCAATTCCTACCGCTGTTTATGGCTCAGAAGATTTATATCTTTACGCAGCTTCGGACGTTATTCGCGCTTATACTCGTGCTTTAGGAGGATTCCAATCAGGTGGACAAGGTGCTAACGGATACGAAAACAAAGGAAACAACCAATCTTTAGGTTCTTTATTCTTTGACGGTATTCCTGTTGTACCAGCAAGAGGTGCTGCTAACGGAACTATTATCGCTGCTGAAAAATCTAACTTATTCTTTGGAACTGGTCTATTAAATGACTTGAACGAAGTACGAGTAATTGATATGGCAGAGAATGACGGTTCACAGAATGTTCGTGTAGTAATGAGATTTACTAGTGGCGTGGCTTATGCACAAGTTACTGACATCGTTTACAGAAAAACTGTATAATAATTAACTAATCAAATTTAAAGGGGTGGGTTCTGCCTACCCTTTTTTATTTAAAAAACTTTAAAAATATGGGATGCTTAATAACTAGCGGACGTAAAGTACCTTGTAAATCGGCAGTAGGTGGAATTAAAACTATCTACTTTGCAGATTATGGAACTTTAGGAGATGCAACAATCGTAGCGGGAGAAATTACCGCAGTAGCTGGAAGCCCTGTTTGGTTTCAGTTTGATGTAAAAGGTAACAGTTCAATGGAAACTGCTATTACTTCAAGTCGTGAAAACGGAACAACTTTCTACGATACAACACTTAATATGACTTTGACCTTTCAAGACAAAGCTACACAAGAAGAACTTAAATTAATCGCTCACGCACGTCCACACGTAGCTGTTGAAGATTATAACGGTAATTTCTTTTTAGTAGGTCTTGAAAATGGTGGCGATGTAAACGGTGGGACAATCGTTACAGGTGCTGCAATGGGAGATTTAACAGGTTACACATTAACGGTAAATGCACAAGAAACTGCACCCCCTTACTTTGTAACATCAACTGTAATTACTGACGATGCTTCAGCGGTTCAAATTGACCCAACGGCTTAATTAGTACTTTTACTTATAAATCAGGGTTATCTTAACGGATAGCCCTTTTTTTATACCTACACAATACAAAATATTTGTTTTTTATTTATATATTAATATGAAGTTAATTAACACAAGCGGAAACAAAACCTTTAAGATAATTCCAAGAGAATTTACAGTAGGCACATTAAACCTAAAATTGACTAGTGAAAGTACAAACAAAACTATTACGGTTGATGCTACTTCGGTTATTGATGGGAACTATATTTCTTTTGATGCTGTTTTTGGTGCTTTAACTGAAAGCGATTTTTATATATTAGACGTTGTTTATTCAAACAATATAATTTATAAGGATAAGATTTTTTGCACAGACCAAGCAATAAACCAAAGTAATGATGAATATTATAGCGTCAATAAAGATAAGTATATAAGTGAAGAAAGTTCGGATAACGAATTTATAATAATATAAATATGAACGATTTAAGAATAGTAAATTTAAGTACTTACACAACTCCAGAAATTGTTGAGAAATCAAACAAAGAATGGGTTAGTTATGGTTCTGATAACAATTATTTTAAGTATTTAATTGACCGCTATAATGGTAGTCCAACAAATAACGCTATTATTAACGGTATTAGTGAAATGATTTACGGACGTGGACTAGATGCATTAAACTCAAATAAGAAGCCAGAGCAGTACGCTAAAATGATTTCTTTGTTTCATAAAGATATGGTTCGTAAATTATGCTATGACCTTAAACTTATGGGTCAGTGCGCTATGCAAGTCATTTACTCTAAGGATAAAAAAACTATTGCACAAGTTGAGCATATACCTGTTGAAAACTTAAGAGCAGAAAAATGTAATGACAAAGGCGAGATAGAAGCTTATTATTATGCTGATGATTGGAAGAAGGTTAAAAATGTAGGTCACACAACTAGAATACCATCTTTTGGAAGTAGTTCTGAAAACATAGAGATTATTTATGTAAAGCCGTATCGTGCTGGTTATAAGTACTATAGCAGTCCAGATTATGCTGGAGGACTTCAATATGCTGAGCTCGAACAGGAAATCTCGAACTATCATTTAAACAATATCCTGAACGGATTAGCTCCTTCAATGTTAATAAATTTTAACAATGGTACACCAAACGCTGAAGAACGCCAAGCCCTAGAAAACCGTATATATTCTAAATTTTCTGGGAGTAGCAATGCTGGTAAGTTCATTTTAGCATTTAATGACAATCCAGAAAGTGCAGCAACGATTGAGCCAATACAATTAAGTGAAGCACATCAACAATATCAATTTTTAAGTGATGAAAGTTCTAAAAAAGTAATGGTTGCTCATAGGGTTGTTAGTCCTATGCTTTTAGGTATTAAAGATAATAGCGGACTTGGTAATAATGCACAAGAATTAATTACAGCTAGCACCTTAATGGATAACACCGTTATAAGACCATTTCAGATGCTCTTAATAGATGCTTTTGATTCTATACTAGCATTTAATCAAATGAGCCTTAAACTGTACTTTAAAACGCTTCAACCGTTAGAATTTACAGACTTAGAAAACGTTGAGGACGCTGAAACAAGAGAAGAAGAAACAGGGGTTAAACTTAGCCAAGAATTACCAGATGAATTGGGAAGTGATATTGCTGATGAATTAATTCACTTAGGAGAGAGCGAAGAAGAACTACTAGCTGAATATGATTTAGTAGATGAAAGCGAAGTTGATTATGAACTAAATGACGAACTAGATGAGGTTATAACAGACTTAAACACTGAACCAGAAGAAGATGAAACAACGTTGTCTAAAATATGGAATTTTGTAAGTACTGGAACGGCTAAACCAAACGCAAAAAGTACACAAGATGGCAAATCAAAACAAGATAGTCAAAAAGGTGTACAGTTCTTAGTACGTTATTCTTATGCACCTGAAAAAGCTGGGTCAAACAGCAGACAGTTTTGTTCTAAAATGATAGGAGCTAAAAAAGTTTACCGCAAAGAGGATATTGTATCAATGGGCAAAAAGTCTGTAAACGCTGGTTTTGGCAAAGGTGGCTCAGATACATACTCTATATGGTTATATAAAGGCGGTGCTAGATGCAATCATAAGTGGTTCAGAAAGACCTATCAAATTAAAGAAGGTGAAAAAAGCCAAATAACAAGCGGTCAAGCTAAAAGTAAAGGTTTTAAAATGCCTAAGAACGCACAGAAAGTACCAGTAGCACCAAAGGATATGAAGTATAAAGGTTATACTGCTGAATATTGGAACAAAATGAAATTCAAAAACTAAATGGCAACAGCATTATTTATATCAAGAACTGACTTAGTAAGAAATTCTATCTTAGATGGGAATGTTGATACTGATAAGTTTATACAGTTTATAAAACTAGGTCAAGAAATTGACATACAAAACTTACTAGGAACTGATTTATACAACCGAATAAGTACGGATATTGAAAACAGTACTTTATCTGGGGACTATTTAGCACTTGTAAGTGATTATATACAGCCAACCCTTATATGGTTCGCTCAGGTTAATTATATTCCATTTGCGGCATATCAAATTAAGAATGGCGGAGTGTTTAAGCATTCAAGCGAAACCGCTGAAAACGTTAATAAAAATGAAGTTGATTATTTAGTCGGTAAAGCTAGAGAATACGCTCGTTATTATTCGACTAGATTAGTTGATTACCTTTGCGATAATAGTTCAAAATTTCCTGAATATACAAGCAACTCAGGTTCGGATATAAGTCCAGACTCAGACACAGTTTATAACAGCTGGGTTTTATGAAGTACAAAGTCAAAGAAATAAACGTTAAGCGTTTAAAAAAATATATAGGACTTAAAGCAAACGAAGAATACGCTAAACAGTTTTATAATGAAATGAAATTGAAATACAAAAATAAATGATTTCTACAAATAACCTTATAAGAGCGAAGTCAGTAGAATACACAAGCAGAGGTTTAACGACTGAAAAAATAAGCGTTACTTGGCGGCATTATATCAGTGGTGTTAATACCTACACGCTTTTTGATACTGGTTCTAGTACAACGTTTCCATTTGCTTATGGTGGTATTCCAGTTCCCTTTAATGGTTATTTTAGTCAATTTCAAATATCGTCAATGCCTTACAGTTCTAGGCAGTTTCCTAGTGGAAGCTCTTTGACTTTAAGTGTTTATGTAGATGGTGTTTTAAAAGGTAGTGAAACAGGTACTTATGGAAACAACGTAAGGGAATCAGTTGTTTTAGATTTTGGAAGGTCAATAGAAATAAATAGAGGCGAAACAGTAACGTTAAGGCTACAAGTGAACGGTCAATGGTGGTACTGTGGTACTACTTCAATAATAATAGAAAGATAATGGAAAACCCAATACTAGCATTAATACCTAGCGGATATAAAAACGGCAAAGTTTACTCTGTTTTACCAGTTGATGGTGATGGAGATTTTGATTTTTTTAGGTTTGGCGATGCAACTAGAGTAAAAGAAAACGGTTTAATTGAAACAATTGTAGGCTCAAATAACCCTCGCTTGAATTGGAGTGGTGATTGCCCTAGCCTTTTAATGGAAGGAAGTAGAACAAACAGGCAATTAAGAAGCGAAGAATTTAACAATGCTTTATGGCTAAAAACAAGAACAACTGTAACGGCACAAGAAGCCCTTTCACCAGAAGGAACTGAAACCGCTGACAAATTAGAATGTAATTCGTCTAGCGTTCTTGGAATGAGAGTTAGGGGGTCTGCTTCAATTACAAGCGGTTCAACTATTGTTTTATCAGTTTTTGCTAAAAGAGGAAATGCTACATATTGCAACTTAGCTTTGTTTAATGACGCTACCACAGATTATTCAAGTATATTTTTTGATTTAGGAAAAGGAGAATCTTTCACCCCTCAAACAACTGGAAGCGAAATAACGTTAATAGATAACAGTATTGAATCTTTTACAAATGGGTGGTATAGAATATCCATCACTTGTGAAACTTCTGGAAACACAACTGTAAGACCTTATATTTACGGAACAACATCAAATGGAAATCTTACTGTCACTAAAGGCGATTATAATTATTTCTGGGGAGCACAACTTGAAGAAGGTAACTATTTAAGCAGCTACATTAAAACGGAAGGAAGTACCGTTACAAGAGCGTTGGAGCGTAAGGTTAAAGCTGAAACAGATTTTAACAAAAATAAAGGAGTAGTTTTTTTAGACGTTAAACCTTTTGCGGTTGCTTCTAGTGATACACTTGGTAACGTAATAAATTTACGAGGTGGTACATTTAATTTAATACAATTCGCGTTTAAAACCTCAAACGTTTTACAGTTTTTTATAAATGAGTTTCCTAGTTCTCCAATAGTTAATTATAATTTTACGCACAATGGCGGAAGGCTTAAAGTAGCGGTTAAATGGGATAGTGGAAGCTATAAGCTTTTTGCGAACGGACAACTTTTAAATAGTTATTTAGACACAAATAGATTATTTAGTTCATTAAACATATTTCAATTTCAAGGGAATGATGACTACTTAAATTTTGAAGGAGAGATTTACAATTCACAAGTTTTTGGGAACGCATTAACAGATGCGGAAATTATAACACTAACAACATTATGAGAATAGGCAAATACGAGTTTAAAAGTAAAGAGCAAGTTCAAGATAAGATTGAAGATTTACCAGAAGGTAGTTTTTTAATAGTTGAACTAGGGCATATAGTTTTAAAGGAAGGCGAATACGAATTAAACGAAGATGAAGAAATGCAGTTAATTAAAGAACCTGTATTTAGTGACAAGTATCACGTTGATGTTATCTGGTACGATATAGAAAGTCACCCATACGGTTGGAAAACTTACAGTTGTGACTTGGATAGCGAAGGAATGCACAAATTTTCTGGCATTCCGTATTTAGAAAACAAAATATAATGACATTACAAGATTTGAAAATAGGCTTTTTAAACGCTATCACTTTAGGGGTTAGCTTTACACATATAGAAAATAGTTTAAAGGTTATATTGCTATTATTGTCAATAGGATATACAGCACAAAAGATATACGAAACGCATAAGAAAAAGAATGACTAAAAACTTTAAAAAAAGTGAGTTTGATTGCAAATGTGGTTGTGAAATGCCTAGCGATGTTTTGGTTAATATTACCAAACTAGCAAATCAATTACAGTATGTTAGGGACAACGTAGCAATGCCTATAACGATTAATAGTGCTTATAGATGTGAAGCACATAATAGTTCAGATGCAGTTAAAGGGTCAAAAAACTCTCAACACTTACTAGGTAAAGCTGCTGATATAGTTATTCAAGGACTTGACCCAGTTTTAGATACTTACGACTATTTAGAAGAACTGATTTTATCTGGGGAAATACTTCAAGGCGGCTTAGGTATGTACCAAACCTTTACACATTACGATATTAGAAAAACTAAAGCACGTTGGAACAATGCCTAAATACAAAGAACAAAACGGAACTACAAGAGTAGGCGATGCACTACGTTGGTTATTAAAACAAGGTAAAGAAGTAGCACCAGAACTTTTAAAAATAGCGTCTAACGTCACAGGGATTGAAGCCTTAGAATTATTAGCAAATAAAATCGGAGCTGATACCGTTTTAAGTGAAACAGATAAACAACTTTTATTAGAAGAACTAAACTTTGATAAAATAGAAATGCAAGAAACCACAAAACGATGGGTTTCAGATAACAATACAGACAGTTATTTAACACGCAATATAAGACCTTTAACACTAGCTTTTTTAACCGCTACGCTATTTATATACATAATATTAGATAGTTCTTTAGATGGCTTTAAAATATCTTCTGATTGGATTGATTTACTTAGTTCTTTATTGCTTTTGGTTTATGGCGGTTATTTTGGTATGCGTTCAGCAGAGAAAATAACAAAGCATTGGAAAAATAAATAACTTTTTTCTTTTTTAATTAAAATAAAAGATATAACTTTGAATTTTTTGTTAAGCTCATTAATTAGCTAAACGTTTTTGTTGCCCTTAAAGGCATAAAAAAACAAATACCAAAACAAATAGATAAATATAAATCTAAACAAATAGATAAGATATCTGGGAACTATTCAAAAATGGCAAAAAGAACACAACGCAAAAAACTAGTAGATAAGTTAGATAAGGTTTTTAGTATATATATAAGGCGAAGGTATGCCGATAATGATGTAGCTGAGTGCTTCACTTGTGGTAAACAAGACCATTGGAAGAAACTACAAAACGGACACTTTCAAAGCCGTAAACACTATTCTACTAGGTGGCACGAACAGAATTGCCAAGTTCAGTGTGCTGGTTGTAATGTGTTCAGATACGGAGAACAATATAAATTTTCTAAGAATTTAGATAACACTTATTATAGTGGTTTAGCAGAAGAACTACATATAGAAGCAAATAAAACAGTTAAACTAGATAACACAGATTTAGAAATGTTAATAGAAAAATATGAATTGTTAATTAAACAACTAGATACTTAATGTATCTTTGTCAAGTATTGTTTTTGTTTTAATATCGGCTAACCGCCAAACTAAGACCACTCTCTAAAAAGGGTGGTTTTTTTTGTTTAAAACTATTTTTTTTATTTTTTTTGTTATTTATTGAATTATTTTTTTTATATTTGCATATAACAATTAAAACAAAACATTATGAATTTATTTGAAAGATTAAAACCAGAGTACAAAGACAACCTAGAAACAGGAAATGTTAAGCATCCAGCTTTAGTTGGATATGCAGTTGACCAATTAGAGCTTTACGAATTTGTTAGAGATATGCCTTATGGTTTGGTAACAGACTTAAGATTTTTATTAGACGTAGATAGTCCTTACGAATTATTTAAAGAGATTTAATATGACTTATTCAGAAGATGTAAACAGAGCAGCCTCAACCGATACAATAGACTTTTTAAATGCACGTGTAGATGCTTTACAGAAGCGAGTGGAATTTTTAGAAGCACAAATAGAAATTAATAACAAAAACAAATAATATGAACAAGGAAAAATTAACAGAGTTATACAAAGAGTATAAACTTGAAAAAGAAGATGTATTTAAACATCAACATTATTTAATCATAACCAGAAGCGGAATCGACAAGATTCAAGCCGTAGCCAAAATTCAAATAAGTTATGAAGTAGTAAGGTGCGAACCAAACTTTGCGGTATTTAAAGCCGTAGCACATAAAGGAGCTGCAACGATTGAAACCTTTGGCAGTGCCTTAAAAGGTGATAGCTATAAAGACAGTTCAACAAATAGTTGGTACGTTGCTGAGATGGCAGAGAAGCGAGCAATGTCAAGAGCCGTTTTAAAATTAACCGGTTTTTACGAATTGGGAGTGTTCGGAGAGGACGAATCAGAATCATTTAAAAAATAAATAACAATTAAATTAAATTAAATTATGGGAGCAATTATCAACTATTCACTAAGAGTGGACAAATTACCAAAGGAGAAATTCATCGCTGGAAAAGATGGAGCGGTTTATGTAAACCTTACAATGTCAGTAAATGACGAAACACGTTACGGAAATAACGCATCAATTATGATTAGCCAAACACAAGAAGAACGGGAAGCTAAGAAACCAAGAACTTATATTGGGAACGGTCAAGTTGTTTGGACTGATGGAAACATCGTAAAGGCTGAACGTGAAGAAGCCAAAGAAGTGGTACAAGAAGCTGAAACAAGCGACTTACCATTTTAACAAACTAGGGCGGTGTAATAACCGCCTTTTTTATTACCTTTACAAAACAATACAAAACAATGAAAGAGATAACAGAAGAACAAACCACACATAATATGTTGATGGAGTTGATAGCAGAAGAATGTGCTATTGATACATCAGAGGTTATGGAGTACCCACCAACGGCTTTAAGTCTGGGTGAAAAAACCATACAAGCGAAAGGTGGTGATATTACAATGCCCATCCCTATTGGAACGTATGGGAATTTTAGCTTCGTACAAGCACCCCCAAAGAGCAAGAAAACCTTCTTTGTATCTTTACTAGCTTCTGTTTATTTAAGCGGTGGCAATAACTTTGGTGGTAAAATTAAAGGACATCGTGAAGGTAGGTGCTTAATGCACTTTGATACAGAACAAGGACACTGGCACGCTCAACGAGTTTTTAAGCGTGTTCAGGATATGTCAAACACTAAAGAGATAGGTTGTTATCATACGTATGCACTTAGAACAATAGGATACAAGGAACGGATACAATTTATAGAACACTGTTTAGAGCAAAACAAAGGTAAAAATGGTTTAGTTATTATTGATGGTATTGCTGATTTAGTTAGTGACGTTAATAATTTAGAAGAATCAAATTTATGTGTTCAGAAAATAATGCAGCTATCTGCAAAATACGATTGCCATATAGTAACGGTTATACATAGTAATTACGGAAGCGACAAACCAACAGGACATTTAGGCTCGTTCCTTGAAAAAAAGACAGAAAACCAAATACAACTTGAAATAAACACAGTAAATAAAGAATGGATAACAGTAAGCTGCAAACGTTCTAGGGGTTACGCTTTTGATACGTTTAGCTTTAGTATTAATGAGTTTGGATTGCCTTTTGTGGTTGGCGAAATATACGACCCATTAGAATACTTTGTACCTAGAACATTAACGCCTAATAAACCAAACGAACAAGTTAGGGCGAATTTTAATAATTAAATAAATGAAATCAATTTTAGAACTAGCTTACAAAAAGCATAGTGATTGGAATAACATAGTAAAAAGTTTCGGCTGCAACCCATCAATGAGCGAGGACGTAGTTATGGAAATGTATATACAGCTTGATGCTGATGTAAAAAAAGGTTTAGACCTTTACTATAAAGACCAGATAAATCATTACTACTGCTATAAAGTTCTAAGAGGTATTTACACAAATTTATATAAGTCAAGCCTAAGACAAAAGAAAGTTTATTTAGAAGATATAAACGAACTTAAAGAAATACAAGAAAGTGGTATTGATGAAAAAGAATGGGCGAAGCAGCGTAACCATATCGATAGCATATTAAACGAAATGTATTGGTACGATAAAAAAATATTTGAGATAGTCGCAAAGGGTGTAAGCGTTGCAGAGTTAAGCAGAAACACTAAAATAAGTTATTATTCACTTTACAATACATATACAAACGCAAAGAAACATATAAAAAACAAGTTATGAGATTGGGAGATTTATTTTATTACATTACTTATTACACTGGCATTCATTGGCTAGTTAAAAAAATATGGGGTGACGATTGCGGTTGCGACCAAAGGCGTGATGATTGGAACGATATAAATATAGACTTATGAGAATAGAAGACCAAGACGCTTGGGTGGACTTTAAAGCAAATGTAACCACAAAGCTATCAAAAGAACAGTACAGGCTACTCTGTACGCTCCACGCTCGTTACTTAAACCACACCTACTATGAGCCTTGCAGTTGTAAACCTAAAATTCTAGTAATGTGGATAAAAGATTTAGATAACATATATAACAAAATTAAATGATTGAGAAAATACATAACTGGGAAAAAGCCGTTGTAACGCTTTTAAATTTAGATGGGTGGAACTTAACCCATACAGGGAAAGGGAATGAAAGCTGGGACGCCACAGGCACAACGCCAAAGGGTCAAGAATGTGTTATAGAAATGAAGTTTAGAAATAAATACTATGACACGAAAATACTTGAGAAGTTTAAACACGACAAACTGATTGAAACAGGCAAGGTTGCTTTATACCTAGTGAACGACCCTAAAGGCAATTATATGTTCTGGCTTAATAATTTAGAGGGTTTAAAGACTAAAGATATATACTGTCCTGATACAACGCTTTGGACTAAGAAAAAGGTTTTAAAGCCTTGTTATCTGTTGGAAGAACAAGACGCTGCAATAATTAACTTAAATGAAGAACTAGAAATTGGTATATGGGATAGCTATTTCCAGATAAAAGAAAAAATAAATAAAAAAAATAGTTAATTATTTGTTTATAACTAAATAAAGTTTTATATTTGTACCAACAATAACAAATAAACAATATGAAGCCATCAGAAATAAATATTAACCTAATAGGGAAAAAAGTAAGTTGTGTTAATTTAGGTGAAACAGTAACTGGAGTTATAACAGATATTTATGAAGATGCTGAGCATATAGGTGTAAGAATTAAACACGAACCTATCCAATGGGGTGCAGATGTATTTACTAATTTATTATCTACTGCTTGTAAAGGTACTGATTTAATGCCACCTACTGAGGGTAATTTAAAGTTAACAAAATTAATATAAAAACAAACATTATGAAAACGAAATACAGTAACTTACACGACATTAACACATTTATGAGTACAAAAGATAACGAAACTTATTTTAGTGGAATGGACGAATATGGTGAACCTAAAACAATAGTATTTAACACTATTGAATTATTAGAATGGTTAGATATTGACCATATGAAAAACCAAACAATTGAATATATTAAAAGCATATAATTATGAAAAAGACAAAAACAGGACTACACATTGAAACTAGAAAGAACCGCATAGAGGTTTACACTAAAAAGGATTTACAGCAAAGAGATGAAGAACTAAACGAACAGCGTGAGTTGATTATAATGGCTTCTGCTGTAGCTTCAGCGATTTTATTAGTTACTTTAGGGTTTATCTTTGGTTTATCAGTGTAATGACGCTACTACAAAAACAGTCATATAATCTTTGGTTTAATCACATAGCGGATAAGGTTATGGAATGGAGCAAACAAAAACCAGCCAATAAAGAGCTAAGAAACTTTATAAAGGGAATGACCGAGATAGGTCAATACGTAAACGCTTTAAACGTAGAAAACAGCGTACTAACAAAACGCATAGGAATTATACGAGAAGAAAAAAACAAGCAGCTTATAGGCTTGAATAAGCAAATAGAAGATTTAGAAAACAAATTAAAACAATACGAAATATGAATTACTTTGACAGTTATATAGATGAACCAGACGCAAAGACAGAATGTGCTTGTTGTGGTTCTGAAACAAATGGCGATTATTATTGCTCAGTTCAATGCTTTAATTTAGATATAGAATGATACTACTAGTAGATGCAGATAGTTTAATCTTCGCTTCTTGTTATAAGAAACGAGAGAACCCAGAAGATGACAAATACTATCGAGATATAGAAGATGCCCAAGCTAAGTTTGATGAGCAATTTATGAGCATAGTAAACAAGCTTGAAGATATGTATCCGATAGAAGAAGTACTAACGTTTAGCGGTAGTAAGGGAAATTTTAGAAAGCTCATTACAAGCGACTACAAAGCCAATAGAAAAAAGCAAGAGTTACCGCCTTTATTAAATGAAATGCACCAATTCGTTAAAGACCAATACGACAGCATCTGGGGTTATGGAATTGAAACTGATGATATGGTGGCTAGATATTGGCACGAACTGTCTAACGACTTAGGACGTGATAATGTTATGATAGTAAGTATTGACAAGGACTATAAGCAATTTCCTTGCCTTATGTACAACTATCACTATAAACACAAAGAAGTTTTAGATATAAGCGAGGACGAAGCCTTATACAACTTTTATGAGCAAATGATAATTGGTGACACAGCTGATAACGTAAACTATTTTAAAGGTAAAGGAAAAAAGTTTGCAGAAAAATATTTAGCTGAATGCGATACAAAATATCAATACACAAAAAAGATGTACGAATTATTTAAACAAGAATACAAAGGCAAAGCACGTCAGAAGTATGCAGAGTGCTATCACTTATTAAAACTTAGAACAAATGATTAGATTTGTATATGACCTAGATATAGTTATTGAAGCAATGGAGAACCAAGACTATGAAGATGCTTTAAAAATGATTAAAGACATACAAGAAGATTTAAGAATATTAGCATTATTATAAAACAAAAACAAAATGACAGCAAAAACATTAAGTAGATTAGGAATAGAAGTATGGAAGGACATACCTACATTTAAAAGTTATGAAGTTAGTAATTTAGGGAATGTTAGAAGTTTAAAGTTTAACAAGTTTAAAGTTTTAAAAAAAAGCATAAATAAAAGAGGTAGGTATAGAGTTAATCTTTGTGAAAATGGAAGAAAATTTACAAATTGTAAAATAAGTCAATTATCTGCAATGGCTTTTTTAAATCATAAACCTTGTGGACATAAAATAGTTGTTGACCACATAAACAACGACAAAGAAAATGATAAGTTATATAATTTACAATTAATTTCAAACAGAGAAAACACTGTAAAAGACACAAAGCGAGGTTCGTCAAAATACGTGGGAGTTTCTTGGCATAAAAATCAAAGTAAGTGGAGAACCAATATATACATAAATGGTAAAATAAAACATCTCGGATATTTCACAGACGAAAAAGAAGCAGCACAAGCATATCAAAACGAATTAAATAAAATAAAAACAAAATGAGTAATTTTAACAGAAACGAAGTAACAGCATATAACTTAGGTTATAGAGTAAAAGAGAACGGTCAATTAATAGGTTTAAAGGGTAAACCAATAGGATGTGTGTCTAATGGTTATTATAAGATTAAAATAAGAAATAATGGCGGTTGGATAAACTGCTTAACCCACAGGCTTCAAGCATATCAAAAATACGGAAATGATATATATAAAACTGGGATTGTATGCAGACACTTGAACGGCAACAGCTTAGACAATTCTAGGGATAACATAGCAATAGGCACTCAATCTGATAATATGATGGATATGAAGCCAGAAGTAAGAAAAGCAAAGGGTAGATATGCTTCTTCTTTTGCACAAATACACGACCACGACAAAATAATATTATTTTACAAACAGAGAAAATCATATAAAAAAACAATGGAAAAATTTAACATTTCAAGCAAAGGAACGTTACATTACATATTAAATAAATAAAACTATGAGAGCAACTTATTTACATTACGAGAACGGAAAAGGCTATGACGTTATAGACTTTATAAAAGATTATGAGCTAAACTTCAATAGGGGAAATATAATTAAGTATATTTGCAGAAGCGGAAAAAAAGACGATGAGTTAAAAGACTTAGAAAAAGCAGCAGATTATTTAAGACGTGAAATAGAATACCTAAGAGAGCAGCAACAACAATGGATAGAAAAAAACAAATGAGAAAAGAACAAAAAGAATACTACGAAAGAATGGAACAAAAAGAACTAGAACACCAAGAACAAGTTAGAGGGGTACAAGATGACCCAATAACACACAGGCACCTAAGCTATTTAAAATGCGTATTGATAAGTCAATTACTACTAGAAGCAAACGATGACTTAAAAGGAAGCGTAGGGTTTAAGCAGAACGTAAAGCTGCAAGTAAATAAGACATCAAAACTACTGGAAGGAATATATCAAGAAGGGTTTAATAATGTGTACAATAACAACCCTGAAATGTGTACCAATGTACTAAACAAAATAGACAGCTTAATGCATAAAATAAAAGTAGCCACTATTGATGAACTAGTAATGATTGACGCACTAGTTGATAACTACTTCCAAAACAAAGAAGAACACAATAAAAACCAAACAGCAGAATTCACTAAACTAGATTAATATGTATATAAATATAGAAATAAAAGACACAGACCGTAAAGACTATTATAAATTCCTTATAAACGGATTAGACTTAGGAACTTGGGAACGCTCAGACCTTAGACACTTAATAGAAACAATAGACAATAAAATATAGACAAAATGAAAACACCAAAACAAATAGTACAATACGCAATAGACAACCCACATACAGAAGAACACATAGGTTCAGACTGCTGTAATGCAGAACCAAGTCAAATAAGCGAAAGCCTTTGTAGTGAGTGTTTAGAACACGCAGAATTCAACTAAAATAAAACAATGAGATTAGATATATTAAAAAAAGCAGTAAGCGAAAAATTTGAAGTTGATATTTCAATAAAATCAAGAAAAAGAAAATATGTATATGCTAGAAAGGTATTCTGTAAACTCGCAAGAGAAACAGGAGCAACTTTTAAAGCAATAGGGAAAGAGATAGGCAACCAGCACGACCTTGTATTATTCCACTGCAATACAATAGACGTCATAGAATATAAAGATAAAGACAAGCACGATGAACTGATAGACGAGCTGGGGTTAGTGCTATGCAAACCTTTTGGAAATATAGAAAAAGCCAAAATAAAAAAAGAAATACAACAAACAACCAACAACGAAACACTAAAGCGTATTAAGAGCGTTACAGACGTTATAAGCGAATGGGATATAGAAACACTACAAGAGTTTAAACAAACACGCCTAGACCCCTTTAACACATTAATAAAGACTAGAGTAAAGCGTAAGACAATACCAGAAATAAAAGGTGCTACACTAAACAAGAAAGTAAAAAACCCTGTATTGTGCTAGTAGCAAAATAATCTATAAAAATTTATATATAAGTATGGAATTAGTAAAAATAAGTAAAGTAAAACCAAACGAGAATAACCCTCGTTTTATTAAAGACTACAAATTTAAGAAACTGGTAAATTCAATTAAAGAGTTCCCAGAAATGTTAAAGCTACGACCGATTGTAGTTAACGCTGATATGGTTGTACTAGGTGGGAATATGCGACTTAGAGCTTGTAAAGATGCTGGACTAAGAGAAGTTTGGGTACTGAAAGCAGACGAACTAACAGAAGCACAACAAAGAGAATTCATAGTAAAAGATAATATAGGATTTGGAGAGTGGGATTGGGATATACTGGCTAATGAGTGGAATAATGTACAAATGGAAGAATGGGGTTTAGACGTTTGGACACCAGAAGAAGATGTAGATTATTCGATATTAGATGATGATGATTTATCAGTTGATTTAGAAGATATGAAGAGTGGTGTAAAAAAAGCTATACAAATCCCTTTTGAATTAGAACATTATGAACAGGCTTTTGAGTTAGTTAAATATTGGAGAGAAAAAGGAGCTTATGTAGGTATGATGCTTATTGAAAAATTAAAACAGGAAAAAAAATGAAACACATCGAACTTAAACAAATAGAGCATAACACAAAAATTGGAGATGTATGCGGACATATTGAGCCTAATATTACAGAAGATACATTATTTTTGCACAACGGAGAACCAATTGGGTTTTATATAAAAGATATATCTAAATATTCACAAAAAGCGTCTAAATTAGCAGCTCTTGCGAACCAAGAGTTAAGAAGTAAAAAAGTACCTAAAAGCGTAATGAAAAGGTCAAGCGGTTTTACTAATTCAGAAAATGAAGTATTACAGTATAGCACAATTATTGGAAGTGTACCACCAAAACCTCATATGCGAAGACCATACCCTACTATAAGTAGTGTGCATAATGTTGATAGTGCAAAAACTTTTATTAAATGTATGATGTTATTATGTAAAGAGAGTGAAGAAATAATAAAAAAACTAACGCCGAATATATACGAAAACCAAAAAAAACTTATAGAAGAAAATGTACCTAAAAAATGGCGTTTCGGTAAATTATTTACGAGTAGTATCTCAAACTATAATATACCTGCACCGTTTCATAGGGATAATGGTAATATAAAAGGTTGTGTTAATGTTATTATAGCTAAAAAGAATAATGCCACAGGGGGTAATACTACTGTACCAGATTATGATGCAACTATGGATAGTTGTGATAATTCAATGTTAGTTTACCCAGCTTGGCGTAATGTTCACGGAGTTACACCTATTGTACCAACAAATAAAGATGGATATAGAAATAGTTTAGTATTTTATCCACTAAAAGCATTTAAAGGATTATGAACAAAACCGAACAGCATAAAAAAGCGATTATAGAAGCCCTAGAAATGTCTTTAGGTGTTGTTACGACAGCCTGTAAAAAAGTTGGTGTAGGCAGAACTACATTTTACGGTTGGTTGAAAGATGATGATATATTTGCACAAGAAGTAGAGGATATACAAAATATAGCACTGGATTTTGTTGAGAGTAAATTGTTTGAAAACATAAAGCAAGGTAAAACTGCTGAAATGATTTTTTATCTAAAAAGTAAAGGCAAGAAACGAGGTTATGTAGAAAGGCAAGAAATAACAGGAGCTGATGGAATGCCTACTAATTTTCAAATTGAAATAATTGACAATATCAAAGATAAAGACTAATATTGTTTATAGACACTTATTAAAGAGCCGAAACAAAATAATAGTTGAGCAAGGTGGAACGAGGTCTGGAAAGACTTTTAATATATTGCTTTACATTATATTTGAATATTGCTTAAAGAATAATAACAAGACTATAACAATAGCTCGTAAAACGTTCCCCAGCGTTAGAGCGACTGTAATGCGTGACTTCATAGATATATTAAAACAGTATGGTCTATATAGAGAGGAACACCACAATAAGTCATCAAGTGAATACAAGCTAAACAACAACCTTGTTGAATTTATAAGCGTTGACCAGCCACAAAAGATAAGAGGGCGTAAAAGGGATATTCTTTTTATTAACGAAGCGAATGAGTTAGATTTTGAGGATTGGCAACAATTAGTGTTTAGAACCACAGAAAAAATAATAATCGATTACAATCCCTCTGATGAATACCATTGGATATATGACAAGGTATTAAATAGAGATGATGTAGATTTTTACAAAACAACTTATTTAGATAATCCTTTTTTAGATAAATCCATAATAAAAGAAATAGAACGACTAAAACAAACAGACGAACAGTATTGGCAAATTTACGGTCTAGGGGAAAAAGGTATAAGTAAAGCGACTATATTTAACTATTATGAAGTCCCACATATACCACACGATGCAGAGCTTGTTAGTTATGGTGCAGATGCTGGATATACGAATGACCCAAGCACATTGGTTAGTGTTTACAAGAAAGACCATAACCTATACATCAAAGAACATCTATATAGGACAATGATGACTACAAAAGATTTAAGCGACCATTTCAAAAGAGAAAGTGTTGGACGTAATACAATATATTTTGATGCAGCAGAACCACGATTAATAGACGAGCTTAGACGAATGGGTCATAACATACAACCATCATTAAAAGGTAGAGATAGTGTAAACGCTGGTATTGATTTGTTAAAGCGTTTTAAAATACATTTAGTTACTTCGGATGATAACCTTATAATGGAGTTCAGAAATTATAAATGGGTTACTGATAAATCTGGGAAGCTAACAAACACGCCAGTTGATAAAAATAATCATTTAATAGATGCTGTTCGTTATGCAACTTACTCAATAATGAGCAGACCAAACTTCGGTAAATATGCAGTGTCTTAATCTGTTGGAAAAAAAATCAAAAAAAAAGTTAATAAAATGTTTGTTAATACAAAAAAATTCTTATCTTTGCTTTAAACAAAAATAAATATATTATGACAATTAAAAGACAAATTTTAGAGTTTATCAGTGAAGAGTTAGAACTTGATGTTAACAGAGATGAGGTTAATGAGCTTGAAGACTTATTAAATTCAGAAAATGATTTCCATATAGAAATTGATGGGAATGAGTATAGAATAATTAACTCTGATTGTATATGGGATATATATGTAGAAACAATAAAGGAGATAACAGAGGATTGTTACGATGTTAAAGCACCTAGTTGGTTAGCTATTGATTGGGAGCAAACTGCAGAGAATTGTTCTGTGGACGGCTATGGACATACATTTAGTTCTTATGACGGTAGTGAGTTGGAGTGTGAGTTTGGGGAAGAGGATTATTATATATTTAGAACTAACTAATAAAATAAACCATCAATATAGCCCTTACAGAAATGTAGGGGTTTTTTTGTATCTTATAGTTACTAAAATAAATTAAAAAAGTTTATATATTAATATGGAAGTAAAGTTAAGCATACCAACAACGTTAAATGAAATAACTCTAGGACAGTATCAGGAGTTTTCAAAATTAGATATTACAAAGGAATCAGAGGTGCAATCTAAAATGATTGAGATATTCTGTAAAGTGCCTGTTGAGGTTGTACGTTCAATGAAAGCAAAAGATATAACAGATATTTGTGTTATCATCAATAATATGTTTGACGTAGAACACCAGCTTATAAATAGGTTTCAAATGAATGGTAAAGACTACGGTTTTATTCCAGACTTGGAAAATATGAGTTTTGGTGAGTATGTGGACTTAGATACCTTTATGGGTGATAACGATAACTTGCATAGGGCTATGAATGTTTTATACAGACCTATTGACTTAAAGAAAAACACAAGGTACACTTTAAAAGAATACGACCCAGACACAAACGAAGAAGCTAAGAACTATCCTTTAGATGCGTGTTTCGGTGCAATGGTTTTTTTTTACGATTTAGGGAAAGACTTATCGACAGTTATCCTGAACTCTTCGAGCAAACAGAACGAGGAGAGCTTAGTGCAATTTCTGGCTTCACAACCAAATGGGGATGGTACAATTCAATCTATGCAATCGCTAACGGAGATATTACAAGGTTTGAAGATATCACTAAACTAAATGTCCACGAGTGTTTGACATACTTAACATACACAAAAGAAAAAAACGAAATAGAAGCAAGGAATATTAAAAGCAAATTCAAATGAGCCAAACAGGAATAAGGGGTTACTACTTATTGACCCAAACTATTAAAGACGCTTTACTAGGCGATATAAATGTTAATACCGTTACAGAGGGTGATTTGTTTGATGTTGATTTGTCTAAGCAAACTATATTTCCTTTATCGCATTTAATAGTTAATACTGTCACAGCACAAGAGAGCGTTTTAAGGTTTAACATTTCTATCCTTGCAATGGATATAGTGGACGAAAGCAAAGAACCAACTTCAGATATATTTATAGGAAACAATAATGAGCAAGACGTTTTAAATACACAACTAGCAGTTTTAAATAAGTTAGTGCAAGTTTTAAGACGTGGCGATTTATACAACGACAAATATCAATTAGATGGTGACGCAAGTCTTGAGCCGTTTGTGGATAGGTTTGAAAACAAAGTAGCTGGTTGGACTGCAACGTTTGACGTGTTCGTAAATAACGACATCGAAATATGTTAGCAGATAAAGCCCTACAAGAAGAATTAAACAAGTTCGCTAAGTACGTTATACAACAGAGCCGAAGCAATCTATCTAAAAGCGATAAGAACGACACTAAGGGACTTTATAACAGTTTAGGTTATAATGTAGAGCTAACAACAAAAGGAGCTGAACTAGGCTTTAGTATGGAGCAGTACGGAGAGTTTCAAGACAAAGGAGTTCGTGGTAAATCTTCAAGTGCAAAAGCACCAAATAGTCCGTTTAGGTTTGGGACTGGTACTGGAAGGAAGGGCGGTTTAACTGAAGCGATGGAAGGCTATGTTAAAAGACGTAAAATACAATTCAGGGATAAAAAGACAGGGCGGTTTTTAAGCTACCAAAGTACAGCTTATTTAATTGCTAGGAGTATATACCAAAAAGGAATTAAACCTAGTTTGTTTTTTACTAAGCCATTTGTAGCTGCATTTAAAAGGCTTCCAGATGAATTAATAAAAGCCTATTCAATAGGACTAGAAAAAGATTTAATAAAATTAACAGAACGATAAAATGGCAAAAATTAACGTAAGAAGTCCATACTATGTATATTCTAATTTAAACAATTTAGAAAGTGCAACTTTAAGTCTTTGGATATATACAGGAGCGCAAGGCTCAAGACCAGTAACCCCAACGTATGTATTAAGCGCATCAGCGGTAAACTTTACTGTAAATTTTGAAATAGCAGAACTTGTGAGAGATTATATGACTTACAATGCTGAAGATTATGAAACAGAAATTTTGTGGGTTGATTATCGTATATCTAAAGTAGTAAGTGGTAACGGTATTGTAATGCCTATCGTTGAAAACAAAGCGTTTTACGGTTACGGATATTTTCAAGATGGTGTTAATCCTCAAAACGATAGTGGACTATTACAGTCTAATTTAACAATAGTAAAGCTAGACGATGCTCCTATCTATTTGCCTGTTGATACTAGCAAAGTATCTAACGTTTATTTTTACTCAAATGGTCAGCAACTATATGAAAAAAACTTTAGTGTAACAACTGGGTCATCAACTCAAATACAATATGTAACCAATACAATAAACCCAGCAGATGAATTTGAAGAAAGGGTTTTAAATGATGGTGGAACTTTTGAAGGTAATCTATGCTTAAACCAGTTCTTAGATAGTACGGCTTTATTTCCTGTTGATACTATATACATAAACTCAATAGACGGAAGCGTTGATTTAATCAAAGTAGATAATATTGAAGAATGCAAATACCAGCCTTACAAATTAAGTTTTATAAACAAGTTTGGAGCATTGCAAAATATATGGTTTTTTAAACGAAGCAATAAACAACTATCAACTAAAGCAGAAGATTTCAAAAGGAATACACTTGTATCAAATAGCTATGCAGTAGATAAGCATCAGACAAAAAACCTATATAAAATGGGTACTGAAAAAATGGACTTAAATACAGGGTTTTATCCAGAAGCATACAACGAAGTATTCAGGCAAATGCAGTTGAGTGAGGATTGTTGGATTGAAATAGATGGGAATGTTTTACCAGTAAATGTAACAGATTCTAGCTTCAGTTATAAAACTAGTCTTAACGACAAGCTAATTAACTACACAATAAAAATAGACTTTGCTTTTGATACTATAAACAATATTCGATAAATGCAGATAATAGACTTATATATTAGAGAGGGTAAAAAACACACTAGCGAGGGGAATTTTCCTACAAATACTAGTCTTGTAGATACTTCAACAGATTTTACAACAGGTAATTTTAGAGTAGGTCAATTAATTAAAAACTTAAACTCTGGCACTATTGGTTCTATAACTGCAATTGCACCCGGCGGAAACGCTAACGCCTTAGATATTGACGGTGGAGCTTTCCCAAACCTAGCTGGACAACCTTACCAAATTTACGATGATTATACAAAGCTAGAATTATTTAAAGATGAGAGCGTATCAATTACAGATACTATCCAGAATGTAAAAGACCCAGCTAAAATATTTGCACCGTTTAGCCAACAGTTTAGCGTCCCAGCATCTAAGCATAATAATAAATTTTTTAGACATTATCACAATAGTGAAATAGCAAATAGTTTTGATGCTAGATTTCAAGGGGACGGACTTATTCAATTAAATGGCGTAACATATAAAGTAGGTAAGTTGCGTTTAAATTCGGTTGAGTTAAAAAACAATGTAGCTTATTCTTATAAATTAGTATTCACAGGAGAAACGATAGAGTTTAAAGAAATACTTGCTGAAAATGAATTAAGCTCTTTAATATATCCAGAAGCGTTAAATTTTAATTATACAAACGATTTTGTTAAAAGTAAATTACAAGGAAGTGCAGAGGGTGACGATTTAATATTTCCACTTATAACGCATAGTAAAAATATGCGATATAATTATAATAACAACCCTGGGTATAGGGACGCTATAACAGGCACACACTTAACTTTTACAGATTTAAAACCAGCCATTAAAGCTAAGATTATACTTAACGCAATACAAACTACATATCCGCAAATTGTATTTAGCCAAGAGTTTTTTAACAGTTCGGCTTTTAATAGATTGTATATGTGGCTTCATAGGGAAGAGGGTTATATGAGTAACGCTATTGAGGGCGGAGATGTTCAAACTATAAGTACTAGATTTAGGTCACCTGGACTAAATGGAGATGGCGCAAACGGAGAGGGTTATTCTTTTGTGAGTGGCGCTGAATTAAGACCAGCAGTAGTAAGCAGAGAAAATGACATTTCAATTTCAGAAGATACTTGGTACGGTATTTTTTATAGATATAAATTTTTCTTAACCGTTAATGCTCCAGACACAACAAGTTATACGATTGAGTGTAGAAAATCTTCAAATAACAGTCTTATGTGGAGTAATGATAGGACAGGGTCTGCAAACTTTGATTGGTTGTTTCAGCTTTCAGACTTTTCAAGCTCCTCGTGGGGGAGTGCTTTAGTAGATTTTACTATAAATATAATTACAGAAAATACCTTAGGTATATCGCAAGATTTAACAGTTGAATACAATAGACGATATATAGGTACTGGTAATAATGGGGAGTTAATTGCTACTGGAGTATATGAAAAATTAGGTGTGGCATCACAAAATATAATTTCAATTAATAGGCAAATTCCTAAAATTAAAACATTTGATTTTCTTAAAAATATCTTTACTATGTTTAATTTGACTGCATATAAAGAGGACGGAGTTATAACGGTATTACCTTTAGATGATTATTATAATGCTGGGAAAACTTATGACATAACGGAATATGTAGATACTAGCAAGAAAACTGTATCTAAGTTATTACAGTTTAAAAATATGAGATTTAACTTCAAAAGCAAAAAATCGTATTTAGTACAATATTCAGAAGAATTACAAGGTAATATATTTTCTGAGGAGAGCTATGGGAACGATGAGTTTGACGGAAAAGATTATAAGGTTGAAGTTGATTTTGAGAAAATGATGTACGAAAGATTAACAGACGAGGACTCAAGTCAATTAACAACAATTGTTCAAGGTGCTATGTTAGATAAAAAGTTTGAGCCAACAATAGGTTCGCCTTTATTATTTTATTCTTATAGCACAGCTACAAATGATGCGCTTTTATTTCAAAACGACGACAACACTTTAACTAACATAAACCCTTATTTAAGACCGTCTAATTCTATATCAAATATTTCAACAGGCTTTATAAGTTTACAATTAAATTTTGGTATTGAGAACGATGAATATACTTTAGCTAGTGGAAGCACAACGCAAGAAATTTCTAATGATTTATTCACAAAATATTACAGGAACTATGTAGCCAATATATTTGCTAAAAATGCCAGAAAAACAAATGTATCAGCTTACTTGCCATTGAGTATTATTTTAAAATATAGACTAAACGATATATTTATTATAGGCACAACACAATACAGAATAAATTCTATAAAGACAAATCTACTAACAAATAAAAGCGATTTAGAACTTTATAATTTAACAGAGAATGTAAGTCAATTATTAAATGGTCAATTAGGAAACTTAGGAAGAGTTGGGAATTTACAGACAACAAGCAAAACAAGTAGTACAATAAGCGTAGAGTGGGATGAAATAACAGAACCTAACATTTTAGGTTATGAAATTCTATTAGACGATGTATTTTGGGATTTTAATTCTCCTGGTGATTTAACGGCTGGGATTGGTAGTTTAGAAAGTGGAACTACTTACAAAATTTCATTAAGAGCAAGATACGATATTGACGGTGAAGAAGCCGGAGCATTTGATACAGATTTATTTGAAACAACATTATGATAAAATTAATAATAGAAAGTTTAAAATACGCTAACGGAGAAACCGAAAACTTGCGAATAGCACAAGGCAAATACAAACTACCTACAACAATTAAAGAAGGTTACAAAACTTTAAAACAAGAGTTACAATGGCAATAGAAAAAACAGTTATTTTAAAAGCTGATACAAAAGGAGCGGTTAAAGGTGTTAATGACTTAGAAAAAAGTATTGACGGTGTTAACAAAGAAATAAAAGAAACAGGAGCTAGTACCGATGCGATGACTGGTCAGTTAGATAAATTTACTGGGGGTGCGGTTAGTGGTTTCAAGAATATGCTTGGCGGTGTAATCGATTTGACTTCTGGGTTTAAAAGTATGCGAGTGGCTATTATATCCACTGGTATTGGTGCATTAATAATTGGAATCGTAGCCTTAACCGCAGCGTTTAAAGGAAGCGAAGAAGGACAAAATAAATTCAATAAAATAATGTCTGTTATTGGTGCTTTAACTGGTAACCTAGTTGATTTACTAGCAGACTTAGGAGAGGGGATTATTAATGCTTTTGAAAATCCAATAGAAACAATAAAAGAGTTTGCAAATACTATTACAACTTATGTTGATGATAAAATTAAAGGGAGTATTGATGGTATCGTTTTGTTGGGTAGTGCTATAAATAAAGTGTTTAGCGGTGATTTTAAAGGTGCTTTAGAGGACACTAAAGAGGGTTTTAAAACCTTAGCTGATAACTCACCTTATGGAATAATAAGGGACGGTATAACTAGTGCAACTAATTCAGTCAAAGAATTTGTTAAAGAACAAGTTAGAGAGGGAGAGGCTGCTGCTGCAGTTGCTGATATGAGAGCAAAGGCTGATAAAATAGAACGTGATTTAATTGTTGAACGTTCAAAGTTAGAAAGCGAAATTGCATTATTGAGGTTAAAATCAAGGCAAGAAGACCAATTCTCAGCTGAAGAAAGGAAACAAGCACTGTTAGACGCTCAGAAACTTGAAGATGGATTGCTTGACAAGGAAACGCAATATTTAAAACTTAGAAGGGACGCACAAATACAGGAAAATACTTTTAGCCGAAGCAACAAGGAAAACCTAACAAAAGAAGCTGAAGCAATAGCGGCTGTTAATAGGCAAGTTTCGTCTAGAGCGAATACAGCAAGGCAAGTCCAAAGAGAGGTTAACACTATAAGTAAGCAGATTCAAGCAGAAGAAAAAGCTGGTTTAAAAGAATTATCTGATTTAAAGAAAACATTAAGGGATGCGGAAGCGGTTTCTGAACAAGAAAAAAGAGAACTAGAGCTAATTAAAATACAAGAACACTACGATAATTTAATTGCCAAAGCTAACGAAAACAATATAAAAACTGATGAATTAGAAACAGCAAGAGATGAGGCTAAATTATTAAAACAAGAAGAATTTGACGCAAAAGATTTAGCAGCTAAAACAAAAAAACAAGAAGATGAACAAGCGTTAAGACAAAAAACAATAAATGAGTTGTTAGCAGAAAAAGAAGCAAAGGCGGGAATACAACTGGCAACCATTGGAGTTGCAGAAAAAGGTATTGCTATTGGCAAACAATTAGCTGGTAAAAATAAAGCTGTTCAAAAAGCTCTTTTAATAGCTGAAAATGCTGCTGGTATAGCTAAAATATTAATAAATACAGGGGTTGCAAATGCTAAAGCAGTAGCAACTTCTCCTATAACAGGTGGGCAACCTTGGGTTGCGATTAACTCAATAAGTGCTGGATTGGGAATTGCTGGTAGTATAGCTGCAACCGCTAAAGGTTTAAGTGCTTTAGGTGGTGGAAGTGCTGGAAGCAAACCAAATATGCCCTCTGGTGGTTCTGGGGGTACAGCTCCAGCTCCCCCAAGTTTTAATGTAGTTGGTGCAAGTGAAACAAGCGTTTTAGCTGACACAGTTGCAGAGCAAACAAACGAACCAGTACAGGCTTATGTAGTGTCGAATGATATAACAACAGCACAAAGTTTAGAAAACAATATAGTTGAGGGAGCAACTTTATAAAAAACAAAAATAAATAAATTTAATTATATATTATTATGAGAATAGTCGAATTGATATTAGACGAAGAAAGCGAACTAGGGATAGAAGCTATAAGCGTAGTTGAAAACCCAGCTATTGAAGAAGATTTTGTAGCTTTAAAAAGCCAAGAGTTTAAACTTGCAGAAATAGATGGTGAGCGTAGAATATTAATGGGTGCTTTATTAATACCAAACAAGCCTATTTATAGACGTAACGGAGAAGATGAATACTATATATATTTCTCAAAAGATACTGTCTTAAAAGCTAGTCAAATGTATTTAATGAATAGCAAACAAAACAACTCAACACTAGAACACCAATACGAATTGGAAGGTTTAAGTTTAGTTGAAAGTTGGATAGTTGAAGATAAGGTACACGATAAGAGCGTTAAGTTTGGAATGGATTTGCCGTTGGGTTCTTGGGTTGGTTCTGTTAAAGTAAACAACGATAAAATCTGGAATGAGTTCGTAAAAACTGGTAAAGTAAAAGGTTTTAGTATTGAGGGATATTTTGCAGATAAAATGGAACGTCCAAACGACCAAACAATAAAAGACGAACTAGCACAAATAGAAGAAGAAGAAGCTGAATACCTACTATCCGAAATAAAAGCTATTATTAAAAACGATAAGCGTGTTAAGGGTGGTAAAAAGATGGTTTTAGAAAGTTACTCAGACTATCCTAGTTCAGTAAGTAACAACGCTAAAAGAGGTTTAAAACTTAACGAAGATGTAAACAATAAATGCGCTACACAAGTCGGTAAAGTAAGGGCACAACAATTAGCACAAGGCAAACCAATCAGCAAAGAAACGATAAAAAGAATGTATTCTTATTTGTCAAGAGCTGAAGCATATTATAAGCCAGAAGATACAGAAGCTTGTGGAACTATCTCTTTTTTATTATGGGGTGGCAAATCGGCTAAAACGTGGGCAGAAGCTAAACTTAAACAACTAGAAAATGATTAAGTGGTCTAAGTATTTTACACCAAGCAAAACAAGTCCTAGGAGCGGTCGTAGGGGTTGCTTATGTAGGGATAGGGACGCTTATTCTATTGAGTGTTGTAATGGTGATATTATAGCTCAAGGAATAGGAAGTACTTCAGCAACTATACAAGAAGATTTTTTAGCACAAGAAAACGGAGATTTAATACTTCAAGAAGATAACTATAATATTATACCATAATGGCAAATTCAAAAATAAGTGCTTTACCAATAGCGACACCTTTACAAGGTGCTGAAAAAACAGTAGTTGTTCAGGGTGGGGTTACCAAACAAAGTACCATTGAAAACATAGTCAACTATATAGTACCTGTTACTCTAGTTGTTTCTAGTGGTCAAACAGTAAATTTACAGGATGTAGCTTATGAGAAAGCAGAGTTAATCCGAATGACGTGGGACGGTGCAAATGGTACGATGACTTTAAACCTACCAACGGCAGCACAACACCCAAACAGAGTGATGCGATTTATTTCAAATGGTGGATTTGCGGCTGCAACTAGGGTTGAGCTAACACCAACAGGAACGGAAACTTTAGACGGCTTAAACGCTCCTTATGTAATAAATAAATCTTATGAAGGTATCCAAGTTTGGAGCGATGGAATCGAATGGTTTATAATTCAGAAAAAAGGATAACGAAAATACAAATTAAATTAATCTAAATTATATATAAGTATGAAATCAAACAATGTGATTGAAAAAATCAAAGACGTTCTAAACCTTAACGAGGAAGTTAAGCTAGAACAAGCTAAACTAGATAACGGCACAGTCATCGAAGCTGATTCGTTTGAAAGTGGCGTGGAAGTGTTTATCGTTACAGAAGATGAAAAAGTAGCTTTGCCTGTTGGTGACTACATTCTTGAAGATGGTAAAATATTAGTAGTAGCAGAAGAAGGCTTAATTGCTGAAATTAAAGATGCTGAAGCCGAAGAAGAAACCGAAGAAGAAGAAGTTGAGGTTGAAGCAGCGGAAGAAGAAGAAGAATCTTTAGGCTATGCTACTAAAGAAGAACTAGCAGAAGTTAAAGATATGATTGAAGAAATCAAAGCAATGCTAGAACCAAAAGAAGATTTGAGCGAGGATTTAGGAAACCTTTTAACAGAAGAATTAGCTAAACACGAAAAAGTTGAGTTAAACGAAGTGCCTGTTGAAGTACAAGCTGAACTAAACGAGCCAAGTGCCGAGCCTATCGTATCAAATCCAGAAGTAAACAAAGCTATATCAAAATTTAGTGTTTCTAAAAACAGAAAAAGCACAACTATTGATAGAGTAATGTCAAGACTAAATAATTAATAACAACTAAAACTAAATAAAATGAGTGTATCATTAACAACAACTTATGCTGGAGAATTTAGTGGCAA